CACCACTCTCAAATGCTCTTGATAAAGCTTTTTCAAAGTCTTCTTTCTTAATTAAAGGAACTTTAGCTTTTGGCTTGATTACTTTAGGCTCTACTTGTGCCTGTAGTATCTCACTCTTTGCTTCATCAGATGTCTTTATCTCTACATCTGCTTTAGCATTTGCAGGGATATCTAGCTCACTCATTGCTTTTGCAGGGTCGTCTGACGCTAACGCTTCCGCTGTTTTAGCATTCAATTCGTTTTCAGCTTTAATCTCAGCTTCTGTCTTAGGGACTTCTACTAGATCATCACCAGCTTCATCAGGCTTAAATTTAGTACCATCAGGTGCTTCAAGTGTACCATCATCATTAGCTACAAGCTTATCAGGTTTACCGTTTTGAGTTTCTATCTCAGTTAACTCTGCGTGTGTTTCATCTAGTTTAGCCGCTGTTTCATCAGATATTTTACCTAGTTCTTTTATCTCTGCTTTAGCTTTACCACCGAGAGCATAGAATTTCACACCTTTAATAATACCTTCTAAAGCTAGACCTGTAACACCACCCTCAATAGAATTGCGTAGCCTGTTCTCCCATTCGGGAGCATCTACATCCATTTCAAGTGCTTCAGTTATTGGGTTCGCTAAAAAGCTATCTTCAATAAGAGATGATATGTTAGCTTCATATGGGTCAAACACAGTAGCATCAACGATACCACCTTTAAGCATTGCACCAACAAAAGTCTTTGCTCCACCAAGTGCAACAAATCCTGTAACAAACTGTGAGATACCTTCAGTAAAACCACCAATCATGGTTTCACGTTCGTCATCAATAATGTTTAAGTTTTCTACAGCTTTAGTGATAATGTCTTGATCAAGCTTATCTTTGTTAGCTACAACCTTTTCCCTATCCCAGTAGGTAGGTATCATACTATCAGCTTTACCATCACCGTCATTGTCTTCCCAGACTAAACGACCTGTACCAAGCTTATCTTCCATCCACTCACCAGCACTATTAACTGTCTGTGCTGTTTCGTTGATAGCTCCTTCGATACCGTTTAAGATACCTTCACCCATATCAGCGATAGTACCAAAGAAGCCAGCACCTTCTGGTTCGGCTTCTACAACATTAGTCTCCTGTACTGCCTCAATAACACCAATAGTCGAATTATATTTATCCTGACCGTATTTGGATATGAAGTCTGTAGAAGACAGCAAGCCGCCTTTAAGACGCTGTTGTGCGTCCTTAAATTCTTCTTCTTCCATTTTATAATCTTTCTATTAATTATTTAGGTCTGTTGGGACATTGCTATTTGTAGTTGTCATAACTTCATCGCTTAATTTCTCTAAAACATTTGAATATTTATCTACTATCAGTTGAAATACGTTCATTGTAATTTCGTCCCTCTCAACGGTATTAGGAAATCTACCATCATTATCTTTTAGGAACTGATTAACACCTGATCTCACGTAAGCTTTATATTGTGCGCCAACTTGAATTGCTCTTTGATATCTAGCGTCATCAAAGTCTTCCATGTTACCTCTAAACATAACTTGTATGTCGTTTAACATATCAGCCTCTACAGATTGACCCACAAAATCTAAACTAAGTTGATCGTCTAACTCAGGATTATATTGAGATTTCCAGATATTTAGTTTGGAGTTAACACCTTCTACAGTAACCTTACCGTCTTCTGCATATCTTAAAATAATATCAGAAGCTTCTTCATAGGTCTTAGCTTTACTTAAAGCCGCATCTAAATTTAGTTCACTTTCTGCAGTTTTATTTTGTCCACCAAGTCGTTGAGCTTTTTCCATTGATAGTAACTGATTGTTATAAGATATTGCTAATGAAGTGTTTTTCTCTTCAGACGACATTTTTAAAGCTACTATTGCCTTCTTTAAAACTCGTTCGTTTTCTGGAGTAGGGTCGTCCATATATTCAATCATATACTTAGCTGATTGTGCGCGCTTCTTTTCATTCTCTTGATTTAATAGTTTCTCTTCTCTAGCAATCCTAGCGTTCTCTATCTGTATAGATTTAGTTATAATCGCGTTTTCTTTTTTCTTATAATATAAAGAATTACCTACGACATCTGTACCAAATTTAGTCTGTTTAAAAACTTCTAAGACTTCTAAATCACCAGTTTCTTGTACGTGCATACCAACAGCATCAATAATCGTATCTAATACTCTACCGTTATTTGCGCCGTTTGTTGAATATTTAGATGCTGTTTCCTCTAGCCACACACCAAACATCCCACGGTTTGTCATATAGGATACTTCATCCATATCATCAGTAAGCATAGTAGAGACAGCTTCATATACCTCGTTACCAAGTTGTTTGTAGTTCTCTTCTTTCTGCCATTCGATATGTTTATTCTGCCAAGATTGTCTAAATAATTCTTCTGCTTTAGCCGCTGACGTACCAAAGTTAGTTGCCATTTCTGCGTCAGAGAATTGTGACATACCATTTGCTTCTACAAAATCAGCTTGGAAATCACTGATAAACTTATTAACTACATTAGGGTCGTCGTTATGGTGTAGGTTTTCAGACGCTAATGCGGCCTCTAATTCACCTGTATACCTCATAGCTAACGTGTTCATCTGTGACTCACGATAACCTTTTCTGAGATAAGGGTTTGCGCCTTCTGGTATAAGACCTTCTTTAACAGCTTCGCCCATAGCAATTCTGTTTTCTTGGTACAGTCTAGTACCTTCTTTATATGCTGTTTCATCTGCACGTTTTTGATTATTAGCTTCGTTACGTTTAACCTTTGGGTCTAAACGGTTAAGCATTTCTGTTAACTTAGCGAAGTCGTTATTTTTAACTGGTTGTACATATGTATCTACAACCCTAGCAGTAGGAGATGTATTTGGTATTTGATTTTCGAATGGATTGCCCACTACTGGTCTTGCCATTAGCCTACTCCTGTATCAAATGCTCTTTGAGCGTTTTTCTCATTCATATCCAACTTATAGTTTACTAAAGGTTCTGCGACAGCAAATAGGCTTTCAGCAAAGCTTGGTGGTGGGTTTGAATTTATTCTGCTTTGAGCTTCAGATTGAAAAGCAAGTTTATCCATTTCATTTTGGGCTTGCATACCTTTGAGTTGACTTTCAACTCTAGCTGTCATTACACCTTCAGATCGCTCAAAGTCATTTATAAGTTGTTCAACGTTTCTACCTTGAACGCCAGAACCTCCAGCTACAGCTATTGCTGTACCTTGTGCTTTAAGTGCTTTTAAGTTTGCATCCTGTTTTATTTCAGACGCTTTATTTTGCTCTTGTAACAGGCGTAAGTTAGATTGTTTACTCTTTATAAAGTAAGCATCTTTAGCGGCTTTGTTGACTGCATTAGATTGCTGTTGTTTTTCCTGTAGTCCTACGACTGCTGAACCCACTTGAAGGGCTGTCATTGTTGCTGGGTCACACATTTTTATTAATCCTTACAAATTCGTAAAAGGGCCTACTTTCAGCCCCATAAGTTTCGTGCTTGTTGATGAACGTAAAGCCCATCCAATCAAGCCATTTTATATGGACAGTGTTTCGGGCATCTACACAGTTATGTAGTAATGAGTAATTTTGACCTAAGTAGGACAAAGCTTCTTTACTGTTACGCAAGAAAGTCGTTTGGTATTGATAGATGTCATCTGTAGCAACCATCCAAACGACCCCTGCGTTTTCTAAATAAGACTTTACAACACCACATACACCCACACGGTTGCCATCTGGGGAACGTAAAGTTAGTGTTATGTCACCAATCTCAAGACCATTATGAAGAACGCTTAGAGGCTCATTACCTGATGCCGCTTTACATTCTTCATAATCTGCTTGTCTTAATCTTGGAGCTATAAAGTCTACATCATCCACCGTCGTCGGTGTAAGTAGTTCTTTATTTCTATGCATTTACTCTTCTTGATCTGAGGTGCATATTACCTTCCCACTCTGCAGATAAAAACTGGCAGGGCAGGTGGCTATCACTCTCTATTGTTATACTAAGTCTATCAGCTTTAGACATCACAGGAAATTTGAAATCACCTGACGCTAAAGTTGTTGTACCTAACAAACCAGCACCACCACCAATAATACGTCCTGTGTAATAGTGAGTACCACCTAGTCCATATTCTTGTAGTGGTCTAAAGCGAGGTAAAACTTTAACAGTAAAATCACCGCTATCTTGATAACGTAATAACCAGTGTTTGATCTGTAGTCGTCCACCAGAAACCGCTACGCGCCCACCAGTAGGTGTACCCTCTTTAAGGGTTGGTTCAGAAAACTCATAGGTCATTGTGTACTTTTCACCAACAAAGAATTTTGTTAAGGTATGATTACCTGTTAATTTTAATGTTGTACCTGATATACTTGCAACTGGTAACACAGTACCTTGGTTAGCACCTCTAGTTACAACTACTGGATTATTTAAAGCAAACGGTAAGGTCATTGTTGTTTGATTTGTTGAACCTGAATACGACCTACCGAGGTGAACATAATCACTACTTACTCTATAATCTAATCGTGTTACATAATCCTGATCTACATCACTTCTACCTGAGTCAAAGTGCATCTGCATTAACACGGTTTTACCCGATTTATTTGCAACAATGTATAACGAACTTTCGATAAATTCTGCATTTAATATTACACAACCTTGGAAAGTATACTTAGACCAGGATGATTGCATCTTCTCACGTCCAGCCCAATGATATTTATATAAAAATATAGAGCCAGTTTCTAAAGATGATAGCATTATCAACGAGTTTTCAGCGGTACTAGATGCTAGTTTATATACACCATCAGGAATATATTTTGATACGTGAGCTGTTACATCTGAAGCGTCTGATCTGTTTGTATCATCTACAACATAATATTCTCTTATTGAAGTAAACCCACCGCGCTTAGCAGGAAAATACACAACACTACCAGCACTTACAGGGCTTGTAGTTGTATTAGCTTCGTACTCAGTTGTTTGACTTATTGAAGTATTCTTAGGTGTGATAAATTCACCACCTTTAAGTATGAACTGTGTTTGATCAGAAAATAGTAAAAGCTTACGGTCAAAAGGTATGGCATGTTTTAATGTAGAAACTTTAACGTGACTAGCCGCTACATCAATCGGGTCGTTATCTAATAAACTTCTTGCAGTCGTTGCAAAGAAATCAAAATATTCTGATGTCCTAGACATGATAACATTTTCATCTGATAGCAAACCAAGTCGGTTCTGAAAGAAGAATACGTCTGTTATTTTGTTACCTATAAAGCTAGGGCTAGGAATTGATACTTCATCCCCAACAGCTCTATCTCCCCAATCAGCTTGCTCAAAAGTAAATGTACCATTTGCTTGTCTAATTAATAGGTGAGGCATTGTAGCCGCATTTATCTCATAGGTTATATTAGGCTTTATCCATTCAATCCAAACACCTTTACCTAAGTTAGTTTGAGAACCGTTATCACTAACAAATTTTACATAATAATCATCAAAGTTATTTGTTTGATCGCCTTGTATCTGAGCTATATAACCATCAGGTGCTACATCAGGTAAATCATCAAATCTTTGGACTATACCAACCGTAGCACTCAGACCTTGATCTGCTAGACTATCATATGTTGCTAGATCAAATGTGGCGTTTCCAGTCTTTGTTATTACAACTGTTGAACCATCAGCGTATGAAGTTAATCCTGATTGAGAATTTATATCACTTGCAAGTCGAGTTGCTATATCATCTGTCCGTGTCTGAACTTGGTCAGTCGCAGATGTGGTTATATTAGCAACTATATTACCATCAACATATACAGTGTAGCGTTGATTATAATCACCCTGTTTTACAGCTATAAGACCTTTAAATGGATACGATGGGCTTACAGCCGTACTCATTGCTGTTGTCTGCGATGAATTAACAATAAATGTATAGTCAGCAACTGTTACAGCTCTAAAGTCTGTAGTAGGTGTTGAGCTATTTAAGTAAGCAGTACCATTAGGATAAGTAACAGTTTTCTGATCACCGTCTAAATCATATATAGATATTTGATTACTACCATTAATAAACATAAAGTAACGTTCTGTCGTATCTCTATTTATTAAGTGTGAGAATGACCCCGATGTTTCGGAGTTACTCATTGTTGCCACGTACTCTAGCGGTGGTCGCTTTTTTAAACCTTCAACGAGGGAAGGGAACGCATTAACTTGTACTTCAGCTTGTGATGATAATCTTAATGCTGGAGATTGTTGCGATACACCTTGTACCAAGTTAGGTATTGCGGAGCTTATCATTCCCATTAGATCATCCTACGGTTGTTTCCACGATTCATTACACGAGATACTGAATAGTTATCCATCATGTTAAAATCTGCTGTATCACCTTCAAACTCTTTTAGATCAATTAATGCACGTTGTTCATCTTTTGATACCATTTTACTGATAGTCTCTGAGTTGATCATACGATCTGAGTATATACGAGCCGCTCTTGTTGTAATATAACGTTTGGCTGTATCTGGTAGATCAAAGAAATCTCTATAATATACTATAGTTGCTTCAACACTAGAATTAAATTCTAATGATCTAGCAGTTAAATCAAACAGCTTTCCATCTCGTACAACAGTATTGATATCTGGTGTATCAATCCTAGCGACATCTGCAGGTATAAGAATTTGGTTTAAGTTGTTACGACTAAGCACAACTTTGTCTTCAGTGTTAAAGTGCCAGCCTTGAGCTTGAACCTCACGGCTTACCTCAGTCAGCACTTGGTTAGCGATTGTTACATCTGTAACCTGATTACCTGTAAGTGTATTTACAGGGGCTTCGCCGATTGTAGTCAGCAATACGTTGACCGCTTCTAGTTCGGTCATAGACGTTGGTTTTGTCATGATGTCCTCATATTAAAAAAAAGGGTTGACCCGATTAAAGGCCAACCCAGAATTAGATTAAGCAGTTTTGATTTCTACTGAACACTCAGGACGCAAGATGCCGTGGCCCATTGCGTACTTCGCCGCCATTAATGTACCTTGGTACATAACTTCGAAGTCACCAGATGTTCTTTCAACAGCTAAGTCCATTAACTTAACAGTACCCAATGCTTGCTTCTGCATTACAACTGCCGCTGTAGTTGAGAAGTTGCCGTGGTATGTGTTGTTCTCACCAGTTACTGCTGAGACGTTTGTTGATGGTACATTGTTAGATTTAACAATATCAATACCAGCAACTTTAAGAACTGTACCGTCTGCATAAACACCAGCACCACCGAAGTCACGGTTGATTACGTCTGTTGTTTGTACAAGGTTATAGTATTGAGCTGGTTTTACGATAGCTACACGCTCATTCTCAGGAACGTCTTTTTCGTCCATGATTTTAGCCGCTTCAAAGATTGATGCCGCTAATGATGCGCCGTTAGTCTTAGCGTCTGCGTCTGTAATAGCTGAACCGCCATTACCGCCAGTTACTGTTGCAGAAGAGCGAGCCGCTAATACTGCTAACTGTAAGCAACGAACATCAAATTGTTTAGCAAGAGCCATACCTAATAGACGTGAGTATTCTGCACGTACATCATAGTGGTTCTTAGCTTCATCAATGTTTGCGATGAATGTATCTGCAATTAAAACGTCATCGATGTTAACAACGATTTCGTTATGTGCAATTTTCTGTGTACCCAATAATGGTGTACCTACAGTGTGGTATGCGGCATTCGCTTTACCTGTCACTGGGAATGATGCTGATTTACCAGACGCGATTGTACGCGATACGTGTAAATCTTTCATTACGTTTGTTTCGTCAAAAGCAGTTAAAACTTCACCAGCAAATACTTTAAGAAATAAAGCATTCGACTGCGTTGCATTAGCCGCCGCTAGGTTTACCGCACCGAGGCGCGATGGAGTTACGTTTGTCATTGTCTTTTCCTATTGAAAATAATTTATAGATTTAAGAATGACTTTCGGTCTCTTACTAGGCAGGGTTGTCATACGCATATGGCCTTGTCGTTCATTATCGATAGTCTCAACCACCCGAATTAGGTGTGTTAGTTATTTCTTTTTTGCAGTCTTTGCTGCATTCTTAAAATTCTTTGCAGTAGGTGCGCCCTTTGTGCCAACCTTACGAGGTGTTCCACCCCTTGCACGTTTAGCGTGAATGTTTGCATATAATCCAGTTTTCTTAGGCATAGTTACTCCTTATGTAGAATTGATGGGGATTTCTCCCCACCATAATGTTTACTTTTTCTTGGGTGGACGACCTCGTTTTGTGCCGTATGTACCTTTACCTTTTGGCATTTAAATCTCCTTTTAAAATACTGAAGACCTACCTAGTTTTTCTTCAACGTCTTTAGTGTACGCTGAGTCCTTACCGTATCGAGGGTCTTTCATAGCCGCTACAACTTGTGCTGTGCTACGGAATTCATCTTTAGATGCCGCTGATGCTCTACCTTGGAGTAAGCTAGGTTCTGAACCTTCTACAGCTTCACGTTTAGATGCTAACCATTCAACTGCCATTTTAGCGTTATCAGTCCCACCAGAAACCATGCTGTTGTATAGCTCTAGTTCTTGCGTATCGAGAGATTGTTTGGCCCAGTCGGTTAGTTCTTCATAACCTTCTTTACCGCCAACAACATTCATAACCGCGTCTGCATCTGCTGTTCCGCCAGACTGTATACCTTTGATATAGGTCTCCACCATTTCTCGCGGATATCCCATACCCTCAAGCTCCGTAAAGCTTTCTGGAGATAACTCACCACTTGATGCAAATTCATCAGAAAACTTATCAAAGCTTACAGGCTCACTTTTGGGTGTCTCTGCTTCTGCTTCTGGTGTCTCACTCTGATCTTGTGGAGCTGACATCTTTTTTTCTAGTTCGCTATATGACTTAGCCATATCTTCTGGTGTGTTAAATTTCTCTGGCAACCACTCAGGTCGATCAGAAAGGTTATCCTCTACAACTGGTGCTTCTGGGCCTGTGTCTTCTTCTGTTATTGTGATGCTTTCAGCCATAATTAGAAATCTTCCCTTTTAGTTGGGTGTGGATTGCTTTTAATGATTGATGGTGTTGCCAGTGGTTTCTTTACAGGCTCTTCTGAAGGTGTATTATCCTTCTCCGCCTTGCTGTCTTTGGCTTTCAACATATGAATTTCCTAATGCTTTAACTCCCTCTTGAACTGCTGATGGGCCAGCTTGCATTGCCATTTGTTGAAGTTGTGCTTGCTGTTGTTCTTGGGAGATTTGTTCTTGTGATTTAATAAGACCGTCTGTCTCAATACCTAATGCTGTTGCACGGCGTTTGATGTAGTCCTGTAAGTTTACATATTGCTGTAATACTTCTGGGCCTAATGCTTGAGACATTCCTTGTATAAATAAATCTAATTTGCGTAGGTCATGCCCACGTCCTAGTGCTTCCATACCAGTTACGATTGAAGGTTTTACAACCTCTTCTGGTAACTTAGGTAGCTTCTTAGACTTTGTTAGTACGTCGATCTTACGGTTAATGTAAGGTAACTGAAACTCTTGAGATAAGATTGAGTAAATACCTGATAGGGTATCCTCTAGTTCACCTGCAAGATATCGTATTTCTTCCGCTGTTACACGCTCAGCGTTTCGAGACACAGATGATTGTAACATGAACTGTTGTGATAGGCGTTCTTCAATGCCCTGCATAGCTTGATAAGCTACTCTAAAGTCATTAAATTTATCCATCTGTAAAACAGACACATCGTTCTTATTACCTTCAATAATTGCTGTGTTCTCTGCGTGAGCTATTGTCCTCATTCTGGTTGTACCATTAGGATTAACCATGAATAATACTTTAGCCGCCGCCGCCGCGCCTTCAACGATTGCTTGTGATAAAGCTTCAAGAGATCGTAAGTCACCTAGAAGTTCTTCAACAAACCCTCGACCATAATCCTCACCGTCAATACGGGAGAACCTTAATGGTAGGAATGGTACGCTATCTTTCTTGTATTTACCTTTAGAGCCAGTAACTAATGTACCCTTGCACTCTTGGTAAACAGTATAGAAATCATTCTTACGCTCTATATGAGTGTATATTTCTACAGTCTTTTCGTCACCTTCGAGCTTACCTGTTATGTTAGCCGCTGTCGCTTTGTCCAGAGCGTTAGGTGAGACATGCTCTACCGTTACTATCTCTAACACTTCGCCGTTAGGGGCGCGTGATACAACATAACTATCTAAATGGATAACTCTTGTTTTATCTTGTCCAACCTGTAACAGAACGTTACCGCCGACAATTAAATGTTTTAACGCTTCGTGTACCGCTACTCGATCACCAGACGTTTCAATCTCAGACATTACTGCCCGTTCATATTCACCTAACTGTTGTTCCATTGCAGTCCTAGCCGCATCGTCTTGAGCCATATCTTTTAAAGTATATGGTTCTACCATGAGACGGAAGAATGGTGAGTTAGGTGGCATGAGGGCCAGTGAAAGTTTAGAAGCTAAGTTATTTACACCTCTTGCACCGATGCCTTGAAACGGAGTGTATAAATCACTTGTCTCGTTATGGCTATCTTGTGGTATTAAGGATGGTATAGTTAGTTCTGAACAATCTCTTGCTCTATCTAAATAAGATTGACGACTTTGCTCGAGCTGACGATACCGCGCTTCTGCAGTACCTATACTCATTCACGTTCTCACTTTGTAATCTGTAGGCCAGTGTTCTCACCCATGTTTGATATAGTTGGGTCTAAGTCCACTCGAAGCTGTGAAGTACCAGCGGCTTTACCTGCGACCGCACCTTTTTCTAGCATTTCTTGTGAGTCTGCATACATACTAGATTGTACTGGTGTTGCGGCAGGGGGTGCTGATGGTGCTGATGTTGGTTGTGGTGTTCCTCCGATGCACATAGTCTATTCTCCTAAATTTGAAGCTAATTGTTCTTCATGAATTGTTGTTAAAAAGTCTACGACTGAACGCTGTCCACCACGCCATTTTAATTCATCTAATGTCTCGCCAGCTTTGGGTGATTGATTAGGAAAACGTGTATTAAGTTCTGCTAGTAGTTCTTTAGATATATAAGGAAACTTCATTTGTTTAATCCTCTAAAGTGCAACCTAATTAAAGGCGCGTGTCCAAGCGGCGCATATACCTGACCTCACAACATCGTCGTGGGTGAAGTTACAGTGGGCGGCAGGGATGTTATGTTTATGTAATAAATCTATGGCAATCTTTAGACCTGAATTTCCACTTAGGTCATGCTGTGATATATCACCATTAATTATTACCTTGGTGTTTTCTCCTATTCTGGTGAGAAACATCTTCATTTCGTGAGGTGTTAGGTTCTGTCCTTCATCTAATATTACAAATGCATCATTAAATGAACGTCCTCTCATAACCTCGAAAGGGACTATTTCGATATCATTACGCTTGCGAGCTATCTCATATTTACCCTTACCTAGTCTTTCAGTTAAAACTTCAGTAATCGGATAAACCCAAGGTGCAATCTTCTCTTCAATAGTACCTGCAAAGAAACCTAAAGATTTACCTGCAGGGATGTTAGGGCGAGTTAATATAATCTTTTTAACTCTATGTTTATTATACATATCAGCGGCAATAGCCGCCGCTATATAAGTCTTACCAGTACCTGCAACACCAGTAACAAACACCTGAGAGTATCGGTGGATACACTCCATGTAGTTCTCTTGGGCAGGGTTCTTTGGGAGTAGAGGTTGGACGCGAGGATTAACCACGCGCCCTTGCTCTTCTACCTTACGTTTGTAGGCAGATTTTTTAGCCATATTTATTCCTTATCGGATTGGGCAAGCACCTGTTGCACATTCATCATCAGTTAATTCATCAAATGAGTTTGCGTTCTCAATATCTACGGGTGCTAGTTTTGATACATATTCATCGTATACTTCTTTAGATACGACATCTTGAGGTAGGTAGGCATAGCCTAAGTCTTCAGCAGTTTTAGTTGGGTCGTTCCTGTAGATGAATGATACACCTACATAGCTATCCCAGTTATTCATAATCCAATCAATCATACTTGGGATTTCATCAGGAGAATAACTAATGGTTAC